GAGCTTAGTGCGATCTGTCGTGAAATGTACAATCGCTTGTACGATATCTGTATTCCCAATGACATGCCACAGCTTATTCTGCTCATGGGGGAATATCAATACAAGGATGCGTTCGTTTCTGATAAGGAAATCAACTGCATGGCGTTTCTTACCGAGGTGATGTCGTCGGTTCAATTTAAGTAAGGGGTTGTCATGGCGATTCAATTATTTGATTACCTGAACAGCATCAACATGACCAAGAAAAACTTGGTCAGAACAGCACAAGACCCTAGCATGGAAGAGCGTTCGTTCCCAACTTTTATGGCAATGCGTTTCTTGAGTTATCACGAAGACGCTCTATTTCTAGTGAATGAGCTTAATCGAGTTGCGACAGTCGAATGTGGCCTTACACCTCAACAGCACTATGAGTTTCTTTTACACGTTCTTCCAAAGTCAAAACGCTTTGCTAAATGGCAAAAGTCTGATAAAGATGAGGCTATTGAATTGGTGATGTCTATGTATAAATACTCATACACCGCAGCGAGAGATGTTGTCGCGCTGTTAACTGATGAGGATATCCGCCAACTTAAGGAATTAACTGGCGGACAAACGTGAGACTAAAATGTGGACATCGAAAAAGAACTAGTAGAAGTACGTCTACTAAATGATGATGACTTTCTAAAAGTGAAAGAAACTCTGACTAGAATTGGTATCCCAGATCATACCAATTCCAGTCTAACCCAATCTTGTCATATTCTTCACAAACGTGGAAAGTATTACATTGTGCACTTTCTTCAAATGTTTATGCTTGATGGCAAACATTCAACGTTTTCGCTAGAGGATAAAGCGCGCTTGAATTATATCATTGCGCTATTGTTGAAGTGGAATCTGATTGAAGTGGTTGATCCTAAACAAATTGAGTCTCCAATTTTAGTAGGAAAGGTCAACATTAAAGTAATTCCATACAAAGAAAAGTCTAAGTGGACATTACATCAAAAGTATACTCTTGGTGGAAAATAATGAAGACCGTATCTCAGTTTATTAGCGAAGCTCTGATCACATTTGGTAAAAGTGCATATCCAAAGTTTGGTAATATAGTCATTTTAGCTGGCGGGGCAGGTTCTGGTAAAGGATTTCAAAAGAATAACTTACTTGGTATTGAAGGTTCAAATATTGATGTTGATGCCATTAAAGAACTAGCTACACGTGCCCCGAAGTTCATCGAACGTGTTAAATCTGAAACGGGTCGCGATCTAAGTACGTTTGATATGAAGAAAGGTGAAGATGTATCTCGTCTTCACTATATTCTAAATGACGTATACAAGATTCCTGATAAACGAAACGATGCACTATTTTCGTCTATTTTGACTGCTCACCCAGATAGAAAACCAAACTTGATATTTGATGTTACTTTGAAAGATATCTCAAAGTTAATATCAGTTGCATCTGCCGTCAACGATCTTGGATATTCTAAACAGAACATTCATATTGTGTGGGTCGTCAATGATATTAATGTTGCGATGAAACAGAATAAATCGCGATCTAGATCGGTTCCTGAAGAAATATTGTTCGCTACGCATCAGGGTGCAGCTTTAACAATGAAGCGCATACTAGATATGGACGACAATCTAAAGCAGTACATGGATGGGGCGATTTACATCTCGTTTAACAAAATTCACAGTGATGTTACAACGCATCGTTCAGCGGCCGGCGGATCGTTTATCAAGACTGCTAATTACATCCAAGTTAAGAAGCAAGGGCATCCGCAGCTATCATCTGCAGAATTGTCTGCCGCGATCACCGCAAAAATAAAAGCATACGTCCCGCTCTGGTAAGAAGAAAATGGTTTACATCCTAGATCGACTGTGATACAATTATCATGTTGATTGGAATTTTGGATGTGAACCATGATTTATTACTTTGATATGGATGGTACCATTTGCGACCTAGAACGGTCGTTCGTCGACCGTACGGGTATACCCATCTCTGATTTTTCTGCGATGTCTAAAGAAGAAAAAGACGTCATTAAGAAAGACCTCTTCACCCGCGAGTTCTTCGCGTCGCTCCAACCTCTAGACGCTATGCTTGGCGTATTGAACACGTTATATTGTTACGGGCGTTCCGTTAAAATTCTGACCGCCACCGGACACAACAACGTTAATGCCGTCAAAGCTGGCAAGCGCGACTGGATTAAGAAGCACGTTAGCGACGACGTGGAAATCATCTTTGTCGATAAAGTTCAACATAAAGGTCAGATTCTGAAATCTGTCGCGGGTGGTCATCACCACCTCTTTGACGATCGTCCCTCGGCGATCGAATCGTGGCTAGAAGCACAGAAGCACAACGCAAACATTAAGGTAACTGCTACCTTAGTGGCGCACTAATTATGATCACGTGGAGTTGACTGTGTCAAAACGTTTCTACACTAGCTTTTTTGAACGAGGCGGTAAAGTCTATGTACGACAGTATGTGGATGGAATTTACTGCGAAGACTCGTTTCCAATCTCCCCTACGCTGTATATCAAGTCGCCTAAGAAAAACGTCGACATCACAGCTGCTCACTATAACATCTACGAAGAAAAAATCTACCCGATTGAATTTGAGTCTCCAAAAGAGGCTCGCGACTTCGTAAAGACGTACAAAGAAAGCGGCATTGACGTATACGGCTATCCGCGCTTTGCATATACAAAGATCGATGAACTATTTCCTGGCGTTATTGACTACGACTACGATCTGCTAAAGATTATGGGCCTCGACATCGAGACAAAAGTTAATAGTCCGCTTTTTGATGATAGTACTGAAGTCAAAGTAAGAAAGCGTAAATTGACATAGAAACGAAATGTAAAAATGGTTAAATAATTCAAATATGAACGTAGGAGTTTAAACTTGAATTATTTTAATCTATATGAAGCTATTATAACTTCACAAAAGACCCGTGATCTAGATGAATACTGTGAGATTCATCATATTGTACCACGATGCCTTGGCGGTAGTGATGAATCTCACAACTTAGTCAGAGTATCATCGAAAGCTCATTTCATATTACATTGGTTGCTAATAAAAATGCATCCAAATAACAAAAAATTGATTTACGCGTTTCGCATGATGTGTGTTCACGGTAATGGGCAAAGTAGATACACATCAGCCTCATATAAGTACTCTAGAGAAAAGTATATAGAGCATCATCCTATGAAGTCGACCGAACTTCGTAAAAAGATATCGTCATCATTAAAACAGCATTTTTCAAATAAAATGCTGGAGCACGGTACGCTAGCTAGAATGTGCATCGTTTCGTTTTGTTTAACGTGTGGGAAAGTTATAAAAAATAAGGATGTGATATATTGCTCTAAAGCGTGTATAGCATCTAGCCCAAATAAAGAGAATACTAGTAAGATCTTATCAAAAGCCATATCTAAATATTGCCAGAGCAAAGAAGGGCGCGCACAGAGATCAAAAACATCAACATTAGTGTATGCATCGAAGACGGATGAAGAAAAAGCTGCGCGTGCAGAGAAAATAAAAAATAGCAAAGCCGCTGCAGCTGAAGAGCTAAAACAATTAACAGATGAAGAATTTTATGGTATAATTGATAAACTAAATCCATTCTGCAAGGATGGTAAACGGAGAAATGGGAACGTTGTTTATCGGTTAAAATTGAGGGGTATAGACGTTGACAGATATTATGATGAGCTTGGGCGAGCTTCGAGCTAATGAAGCAGAGTACGAAGTGTGGGACCCAGTGAACGGTGAGTGGGTAGATTATAAAGATTCTTCGTACGCAAAGACGTCAGGTTTTCCAGATGTAATTACCGCCAACGAAGAGATCACTCTAATCTCAGCATCTTATAAAGGCAAAGTATATACTTTTGCAACTAAAGAGTGGAATAGACGCGATCCAAACGTCGTTTATGTAGCGTGTTCAACAGAAATTGAAATGCTGAAGCGATTCATGCAGTTCTATTCTAAACTTAAGCCGGACGTGTTAACCGGGTGGAATACTAACGGCTTCGACATTCCCTATGTGTACAATCGTATTTGCAATCTAGTTGATGAAAAGTTGGCTAATAAGCTATCGCCGTTTGGTTGGTGCAAAAAGTCAATCAACAACTTTGATGGTAAAGAACAAGTGTACATCGAAATTTCCGGCGTACAATGTTTGGATTATTTGGAACTTTATCAGAAATTCGAACTTTCTCCTCGCGAAAACTATAAGTTGGATACGATCGCAGAAATCGAACTAGGCGAACGCAAAGTTGAATATGAAGGTTCATTTAAATCGTTCTATGAGAACGATTGGGATACTTTCGTAGAGTATAACATTCAAGACGTTCGACTAATTGATAAGCTAGAATCCAAACTTAAGTTCATCATGATTGCGTTGTCGATGGCAATGAAGTCAAAGTGCAATATGGATGATGTATACCGTGTAACCCGTATCTGGGATAACATTATTGCTAATCATCTACGCGCCCAAAAGATTGAAGTAGAAACTAGCTTCAAACACTTTGGTGAACCATATGAAGGTGCATATGTTAAGCCAACTATTGCGGGTTTGTACAAATGGGCCGCTTCGTTTGACGTGGCTTCACTATATCCATCAACGATCGTGCAATATAACATTTCGCCTGATACGATTCTTCATCGATCAACCTTTCACAATATTACTCCGTATGACGTTATCAATCAAACTGAGAAATTTCAACATGCAATAAGTGATGCCATTTCTAAGAATGCGACACTGTGCGCTAACGGCTCAATGTATAGCAAAGAGAAGGAAGGTTTTCTGCCTCATCTAGTCAAAAAGTACTTCGCGGATCGTGTGGCGGCAAAGAACGAAATGAAGAAGTGGGCTAAAGAAGCCGAACGCGTTAAACTCGAAATTGAACGGAGAAAAGCATGTTAAAGCCAACCGAGATTGCTGAGCGATTATAGTTTACATTACACTAAAGTTGTGATATAATATTAGTTATGAATTAATATTGAGGCCTATTATGAAAGATCTTTCCGCGATGACCGATTCGGAACTTGCGGATTATCTTGACTTTTGTGAAACACAAACTCACATTCAAGATAAATCCCAACACGCTACAAAAATTCTACTTAACTCATTGTATGGCGCATTGGGCACACAGTACTTCCGTATGTATGATGTTAAGCAGGCCGAAGGGATTACTTTATCTGGCCAGGCTATTGTTTCTCAGTCGTATGAAGTCATGAACGACTTCCTTAACTCTACTCTAAAGACTGATAAGGATTGGGTGATCGCGTCAGATACCGATTCTGCGTATGTTAACTTCTCTGAATTGATGGAACAACTAACAAAAGGAATTCCGCAAGAAAAGCATGTTGACATCATGCAAAAAATCACAGATGAGGTCATCGCAAAGAAACTAACTGCGAAGTTTGATGAATTTGCGGTTAGAACAAACGCGATGTTTAACAACATCGATATGAAACGAGAAGCAATTGCTTCTGCGTGTTTTGTTGCTAAGAAAAACTACGTTATGCTAGTTTACGATAACGAAGGTACACGTTATGCAACACCAAAGCAAAAAATTACTGGACTAGAGGCAATCAAGTCTTCTACTCCAAAGTACTTCAAAGACAAATTAAAGAAAGGTTATTCATTTGTCTTTGATAAAACCGAAGCGGAAATTCATAAATTCGTCAAGGAAGTGTATGACGAATATATGAAGCTACCTGCAGAGTCTCTTGCTGCGGTTACTTCCGTTTCTGAAATTGAGAAGTATCTTGATGGAACAAGCGTTCTACCAGGTACTCCTTACAACGCCAAAGCCGCGATTCTATACAACCAACAAATTGATAAGTTGGGTCTTCGCGAGAAGTATGTAAAAATCAAGGGTGGCGATAAAATTAAGATCGTGAACTTAATTGTACCAAACCCACTACATGGTAAGTATTTCGCGTGGATAGATAAATTTCCACATGAAATCATTCACGACAAGTTCATTAACCGTGAACTTAACTACAGAAAGTACTTCGTCGATCCTCTAATGCGTGTACTTTCTGTGGTTGGCTGGAAGCATGAATATGCTCCATCTTTGGAAGATTTCTTTAACTAACATAGGTGTCAATCAAAATGACTAAACCAACTCGTAGTCGTAAACGTGCAGTTGTCACGGAAGTAACTTCTGAGGCTACTCCGATCGATGAATCCGTGCAAGAGTCGCAGTTGATCGACGAGTCAGTTCAAGAGTCCCCGGTCCTAGAAGAACCCGCCAAGCAGCCAGCTCTTGTAGAATATAAAGTAGGTCTATAATATGGCAGCGCTTTCATTAATGGAACAACTTGGAGCAAAAAAGAATATGAAAACTGTGAAAGTGAAAGTTGATCAACTTCGCAAGCATCTTGAAGAAAATCGCGCTAAGCACGTAATTGATTATGCTGAAGCTATGGAAGTTTATCGCGAACTTCTAGTCGTAAAAATCAAAGAGGCTTTAGCTAAAGCTGAAGTTGGTGAAGATGTCTCTCATACAATTGACATCGATCGTCCGGCTAACTATACTTCATCATACGACAACATTATCGAAATGTTGAAGTGGACTACTGACGAAGAAATTTATCTTGATCAGCAAGAGTTTGCACAATACGTACAGGATAAATGGTCATGGAGTAATGTGTTTGGTGCAACTGCATCGATGTATAGAGGGCTCAAAGGTTCTCTGTAACGAGAACCTTTTGTTAGTCGGAATGGGCGCCGACTTTAAGCGAAAACGAAGCCTACACTACGCAAACATACAAAGGTGACATATGAGTCTATTAGACAAACTAGCAAAAAATAGTACAGTGAAACTGTCTTCTGTATTATCAGAATCAAAGTTCTTTGGCGAAAAGGGCGTTACAACTACCGATCTGCCAATTCTAAACCTAGCGTTTTCTGGAAGCCTGAAGGGTGGATTTAAGTCAGGTCTAACGCAGTTCGCCGGCCCGTCGCGCCACTTCAAATCTAACCTCGCTCTATTCTGTGTAAAAGCTTACATGGAAAAACATAAAGATGCAGTTTGTCTGTATTATGATTCTGAGTTTGGTTCCCCTCCTGCATATCTTGAAACTTTTGGTATCGACCTTGGACGCGTACTTCATACTCCGGTTATCCACGTCGAACAGCTGAAGTTTGATATTGTCGCTCAATTGGACAATATTGAGCGCGGCGATAAAGTGATCATCTTTATTGACTCAATTGGTAACTTGGCATCTAAAAAGGAAACCGAAGATGCGCTTGAACAAAAGTCGGTCGCAGATATGTCTCGTGCAAAAGCGATCAAATCTTTGTTCCGTATTGTGACTCCACAACTTACTGTGAAAGACATTACATGCATCGCAATTAACCACACCATCCAAGAGATGGGTCTTTACCCCAAAACGATTGTCACCGGCGGGTGCCTTGTGCCAGGGTCTCACATCATTCTTGCTGATGGGTCAACCAAAGCGATTGAAGATATGGTCGTCGGCGATATGGTCAAAACCCTTGAGGGCGATAAACCGGTGACTCATGTATGGACGCCAGATACACTAGAAGACGGCGAGCCTGAGACTTATCGGGTGACTTTTGAAGACGGAACCTACGTCGATTGCTCAGCTGAGCATAAGTTCTTAATCAACGGCGATTGGGTTATGGCGCGTGATCTGGTTGCGGGTTTGGATTGTGAAACCGTTTAGAATACCCGGCGTTAAACCTTCGGTAGAAAATGCGGCCGTTATCGACAGACTCTATGAGTTATGTCATGATGGTCGTCGCTTCATACCGAAGCGATCGCTTGAGTATGTAAAATCGGTCGATCCTAATCTATATGATGTTATTATCAATAACACATCTAAGACATCAATCCCAGCGATTGTTATGCTAGCAGCTAACAACTGGGTACGTCGTGAATGCGAAGTTTGTAAATCTCCGGTGATTCTAAAGGGGCTAAGATTGTATGATTACTGCTCTAATCGTTGCGCTATCATGTCATCTAAGACTCAAGAAAAGACAGAACGCACATGCATAGAAAAGTATGGGAAGCGCTTTAACTATGAACATGACACGTATGAGTTAGGTACACATCACCTCCAACGTAATATGAAGAATCTTGACGATGTGAATTCTCACGAGATTATGTCAAATCTTCAAAAGGCGCCGTGGCGTGATATAGCTCAGCACTTTGGTCTATCTGATGATAGCCACGCCGGCACGTATAATCTGATGCGCAAGTACGGGTACCCTCTGCCAAAACAGAGTGGTACATCCTGTCTGGAAAAGGAAGTTGTTGAATATGTCAAATCTTTAACATCCGATGAAGTGATCGTGAACACCAAATCGGTGATAACACCATATGAACTTGACATTTACATACCATCCAAAAAGCTAGCGATAGAGTTTAACGGATTGTATTATCATTCTTCTGGTAATGTTTCTGAAGATAACTATAACAAAACCAGACACTTGCACAAAACCGAATTGTGCGAAAAGCTAGGCATCCGCTTACTGCATATATTTGAAAATGAATGGGTTGAAAAGACTGATATCTGGAAATCGGTTATCCGATCTAAGCTAGGCATGAATCAGAGGATATACGCGAGGGACACCGTTCTAAAAGACGTACCACTTAAAGAAGCGAAAGACTTCTGTAAACAAAATCACTTGCAAGGGCACGCCAACGCCAGTCGAGCAAAGGGACTATATACATCCGATGGTAAACTTGTTATAATAGCTACGTTTGGTCGCGCTAGATATAATACGAACGTCACATCAGAGCTGATTAGGATGTGCTCACTTCAGGGTGTAACTGTTGTCGGAGGAGCATCGAAACTGCTCAAAGACGAGGAGTTTATTTCATACGCTAATCGCAGGTGGTCAAACGGAAACGTATATGAACGTCTAGGGATGACCAAGATTGGGTCTTCTCCGCCATGCTATTGGTATATCTCAAAAGGTAGGGTGTTTCATAGATCATCATTTATGAAACATAAATTAAAGGATCGGCTTCAAAGTTTCAACCCCAAATTGACGGAAGTCGAAAACTGTTATGATAACGGTCTTAGAAGATTCTGGGATTGTGGTAACCACATCTACATAAAGGTGAATAAATGAAAATTTCTTCAGTGCAAAAACTCGGCCAGCAAAAGGTGTATGACATCTCAGTTAAAGACGCAGAACACTACATCCTCGAGAACGGCGTCGTGACACACAATACGGGTATCATGTATTCGTCTGATAACGTCTTCATTATGGGTCGAGCGCAAGAAAAGGATGGTACAGAACTAGCTGGCTATAATTTCACTATCAACATCGATAAGTCTCGTTATGTTCGCGAAAAGTCAAAGTTCCCGCTCCTAGTAACTTTCGAAAACGGCATCAACAAATACTCAGGTTTGCTTGATTTGGCCATTGAACTAGAATTCGTGGTTAAACCAAAAGTCGGTTGGTATTCGCGAGTGCTAGTTGATGAAAAAACCGGTGAAGTAATTCCAGACAAAAACTGGCGTGCTAAGGACACTGACTGTGCAGAGTTTTGGGACCCTCTACTAAACTCCCCGGCCTTCGAAAAAGCATGCAACGATCGCTTCCAGTTGGGCGGCATTGCTAAAATGGACGAAGAAGACGAGGTCTCAATTGACAGCTCAGCTGATGATGTTTAACGAGGATATTGTGATACCGGAATACTCGATGTATTCCGGTGATACATCATATGACACACAGCCATTTAGAATTGATGATGGAAAGTACAAAGGTACTATATTCCTATACAACACAATTGAATTAATTGATAATGATGGCGAAGGGACTTTGAAGTACTCTGTTGCCATTTTGAACTTAATGGTTCACGGTGAAACTAAAACGGAGTTTGATTCTGAACTTCAGAGAGAAGAGTTTCATGAAGTTTGCGCCAAACCAATTCTAATATACATCATAACGAATAAGCAAGACGGGCTATAAAAGATGAGTAAAATTGAAGCGCCTGCGTTCTCTATGGCAATCAACGATCTGACTCAGAAGATTACAATTCGAGTTGACGAAGGTAAGTTCATGGATAGTCAGTACTATTACGATGAAATCACCCCGACTCCATCGGGCATCGTACAATACAAAACGGTCGTACAATCTATGATTGTCAACGGCGTATATCGAGATGCTCTAGAGGTGGAGAACCAGTTTCCGGAAGTAGCAGAGGAATTTCGTCGATACGTGACATCGCCTGTTTTGGATGAACTCTTGGTAATGCTTAACGCCGATGATACACCCGAACCACCGAAGATCATTCTTCAATAAAATAAAGGCGGACGCTATATACATGGCTCCGCCTTTGTGGTATAATAGACAAGTGTATTTGTCTCTTGTGTAATAGAGGATTTGTATGTCGGTAGAATTAGAAAAGATCATCATCGCTAGTATCATGCACAACCCAGAATTTCGTGCTAAGGTATACCCGTTCATAAAGGTAGAGTATTTTAATGATGCCGCCGTGGCTTCAGTTGTGCAGCTTGTAAAGAACTACAACGAAACATACAACTCGTTTCCAAACAAAGATTCATTAGCAGTTGAGCTAGATGATAAGAAGGGCTTAACTGAAAATCAATACCAAGAAGCGAAGAAACTGATTCCTTCGTTGTTTAGCGAAGAAATGCAATCAGTAACGCGCAAGGTTGAACTGCAATGGCTTCTTGATAAAACCGAAAAGTATCTGAAGACGCAATCATGCCACAATGCGGTCATGGCGTCAATTTCAATTCTTGATGGTGAAAATAAAAAGCTAACGCCTGATGCTATCCCCGATATTCTAAAAGAAGCTCTTGCGATTTCGTTTGACACGAACGTTGGCCACGACTACATTAATGACTTTGAATCACGATTTGAATTTTACCATCGAATCGAAGAAACTATCCCATTTAGATTAACTGCGCTAAATGCAGCATGTGGTGGAACGGGTGTTCCGCGCAAAACATTAGTTGTTCCTGTCGCACCGACGGGTGTAGGTAAATCATTGTTTCTAACTGATGACGCCGCATTCCTATTAGAAAAAGGATACAACGTTTTATACGTTACTCTGGAAATGGCTGAAGAGCGGATCGCTGAACGTATTGACGCTAACTTAATGAACATTACGATGGGCGATTTGAAAACTTGCCCGAAGTCTACTTTTGATAGCAAGATCAACACAATTAAGCGAAAACCAATTGGCGCCATCAAAATCAAAGAGTATCCACCAGGAACGTTTAATGCTAACCATCTACGATATCTTCTGCATGATCTAAAAAATAAGTCAGCATTTGTTCCAGATGTAATCATGGTCGATTATTTGAATCTGCTAGCCTCATACCGTATGAAAGATGCTTCAAATTCTTATGCATACGTTAAAGCTGTGGCCGAAGAAATTCGCGGCGTTGCTATGGAATTTGATTGCGTCGTCATTGCGCCAACTCAAACTAACCGTAGTGGACAGAATGCGTCGGACTTCGAACTCAATGAAGTTTCAGAATCACATGGTATCTCAATGACCGCCGACGTTATGATTGGTCTAATTGCTACCCCTGAGCTTGAGGAACTCAATCAGCTTCGTATGAAGATGCTTAAGAATCGATTTGGACAAGCTGGTATTTCGTTCCTAGTTGCAATTAATCGTTCGAAAATGCAATTGCGCGATTTGGACAACATTCCAACTTCCCAACCACAACAGCAACCACGCGGCAAGCTAAACGACAGTTCCTCTGTAAATAAAGCAACTGGATTCAAATTTTAACGAGGAATGTTTATGACGGAGATAACAACGTCAGCATTAGAAGCCGTAGTTGAACAGCTTGGTCATAAAGTAAAAAGCAAGACTAGTACATCAATGGTAGTGTTGGTCAAAGGTAGCCGCCTTGACCAACTTCAATCTATCTGTTCAGCCATGTCAAACTTAGGCGCTGAATATGACCCTAATATGAATGGTTCGTCGATCGGCGGCATTAGGGTTGGTAAGATTAGAATTCTAGTCAAAGCTGATGGTAAGACGGGTGGTCTTGATGTAGAAGCCCGAGCCCAAGCTATGCTTCACGAAGCAATTCTTTCAGCGATGATGGAAAACGGTGGACCTATTGATATCAAAATGGACCACCGCGTCGTTAAAGATGTTGTTGGGGTGGAAAAGACGCCCGGCACACCAAAATCCGATTTTCATTTAGTTGACAAAAATAAACGCCCATGCGCATGGTTGTCTCATAAGAAAGGGTCAAAACCAACCGACTTCCAACAGTGGGGCGGTGTCACCGAAAAAGAAATTGCCAATCACAAAGAAGTGATTGCGTTTGGCGTAGAATGCAAAGCTAAATTTGGCGACAAAATGCCTTCGTCTACATCAGTCTTCAAAGAGATCAAATCAAAAGAACTTAAAGGGTTCTCGGTGTTTGGTGTGGATTATGGAAAAAGACCCGGCATTAATAATGTTGATGCTCTGCTTCAGGGCGATCCTGGATTGGAAAAGAAAGGCTCAAATTATGAGCTAACGGCCAATCATGTACACTATAACGGCGACATTCCGACCGGTGGATTTGAGCCAGTTCTCAATCTAACTTATAAGGGCGACCGAACGAATCTTGGTATTAAGGGCGCTCGAGCAAGCATATATCCGATGCTTGGTAGAAAAATGACACACATTGACAAAATCAAACCAATCAAGGGCAAATGATGAGCAAGCATATCGTAGTTACGTTTGGGCGAGCAAACCCAATCACTCAGGGTCATGAAAAGGTCTTTGACAAAGTTGCGTCTGTTGCTAAAGCCGTAGGCGGCGAAGCCCACGTTCATTTGTCGCAGTCTAATGATGCAAAGAAAAACCCCCTAGATCATGATACAAAAGTCAATCTTGCAAAAAAGATGATGCCTCATCATGATCACATGTTCAGAAAAGAGAAGCATATCAAGACGTTATTTGATGTAATGAAGCATCATAGTAATCCTGATGCGGAAATGCACGTTATTGCCGGCTCCGATCGAGTTGAAGAATATAAAAAGAAGTTGAACGATTATAACGGGAAGGATTTTCATTATAAGAAAATTCATGTGCATTCGGCGGGTGACCGTGACCCCGATGCCGATGGTGCTGAGGGAATGTCGGGTACAAAGATGCGGCACCTGGCCCATAGTGGAGATTATGAGTCATTCAGGAAAGGAGCGCCATCAACTGCTAAGGATGAGCATATCAAACACATGTATGACTCCGTTAGAGCCAATATGAATCTACACGAATCGTTTGAAGATAACAGCGATGGCTTATTTGAAGACTCCCCAAAAACTCTGCGTGAATTTATTCGCGAAGCGGATGAGGCGTTAGATAAAAACAAGAAGGGTAAAGACTCGAAATCTGAACCCGTGATTATCAATCCAGATACAAGTGAACTGCATAGTGCTGAATGATCAAACAATGATGAGGTTGTATACGTCGTACATTGGTAGCGGCGATATAATCAACAACGATGAGTTTATATCCGACGCGACGCGAATTGTGTTAGCGACTCGAATACTTGGTAAGTGGGTTGATAATCAGCAGGCCCCTCTGCGCTTGCTACTAAACCACATCATCATTATTGACAACACCTTCGGCGAAGAAGGGATGTATGCTTTGTATGAATATGTTGATAACTTCAAAGATTGTGTCCCTGCTCTATTAACCGTTCTATATTTTATGGGCAAAGTTGACAAGCCTGCATTTGTTGATTACGCCTTGTTAAATGAACTAAATACATTGGATAAACAAAATGATCAACGAAGATAGTTCTCTATACATTGCACCTAATTATCATGCGGCGTTTATGATCCCGCGTGAACAAATGCCGCAGATTGCTAGTAAAGATGTCAATGCATTTCTAAAGTCTCATGGAGTATCATCTGAGCAAGAATCGGTACGCACAGATTCTTTAAAGCCAACTCAATCGCAGTTCAACGGCGAAAAGATTGCTGCGATGGATGCGCGTGCAAAAAGTCTGCCAATTCTTGTGTCAGATGACGACTTTGTACTAGACGGCCATCATCGATGGCTAGCAAATCATTTTACTGGAAACGGGCGACAAAACGTTATCAGACTTCCATGGGACGCAAAAGTGTCATTGTCAAAAATGCATGATTATCATAAGACTTTTACAAAAGCGATTCATGAAGATGGCGCCGCGGCTGTTTCTATTGGTGGTGGTGCTATTGACAACACTGTGCAACCAAAGCGTAAAAAGAAAACGTTTCTTGAATGGAGAGATGATACATGTGGGTAATGATTCCGTTCAAGAAAGAGTTGCTAATTCTGATTTTAGCTTCACTGGCCATTTACATATTTGCGCAAGTATGGTATAATAAAGGAGTTGATGAAACTGAGGCGAAATACGCTAAGTTGAATTACGAACAACAGATACAAGACCTTAATACACAGCTTGAGTCAGAAAAAGCAAATGTTAAGACTGTGACAGTCTATAAAGAAAAGATTGTCGAAATAGAAAAGAAGGTGCCAGTATATGTTACAAAAGTCAAAGAAATTTTTGCCTATCATGATGATATCGTCATTCCCCCTTCTCTTGCAAGGTTGCACAACGTGTCAGCCGAAAACGGAAACCCTGATGCCTTCAATCCCAGAGACGTTGATGGTGCCACCGCGAGACCTGTTACCCTTGGAGAATTTGCAGAACGAGTCCTCGAAAACTACTCAATCTGCCACGCCAACGCCGAGCAGTTAGTCGGTTTTCAAAATTGGGCAAACGAACAGATGAGGTTATACCCATCTAAGAAATAACTTTTTATTATGGTCCAGTGATGTCAGCCTACATTGAATTGAAGTATATTCAACTCATTTCCCCTTCTTTGGAACGGTTCCGATGGGCCGTTCCATCGAAGATCGCTGCATGTCGTTGCTACATATGCGGTGATTCAAAAAAGTCTAAGTTTAAGACCCGCGCCTGTTTCTACCTCGTTCAACAATCAAATAAATTCAACTATAAGTGTTATAACTGCTCAGCATCAATGTCACTGAAGAAATTTCTGAAGTTGCATTTCCCACACTATTATCAAGAATACAGATTGGAAATGTATGCTGACATTAAAGCCTCTAGAAGTCATTTGCGGCCACAATCAATTCAAACCATTGAACCAATCGATAAGAAAGTTGAAGTTAATCTAGACTCACCATCAAGTGATCTGGTGCCACTAACGGAGCTTCCACCGGATCATATTGCCATTAAGTACTGTGAAAGCCGGATGATACCAAAGTCGGCATATTCAAGGCTATACTACACAAAAAATTACAAAGAATGGGTTGAAGGATTCATAGATACTGAAGGGAAAAAGTTCCCAACTGACGATAGAATTGTCATGCTAATGAAAGATCGTAATGGTAAAATATTTGGAGCCCAAGGTCGAGCATTAAATTCTTCAACCATTAGATATAGCACCATCAAATTTGATGAAAGTGTTCCAAAGGTTTTTGGGTTAGATTCAATAACCGATGAATATCCAATTTTTGTATTGGAAGGAGCAATTGACTCATTATTCATTCCCAATTCTTTGGCTATATGTGGCGGCGACGTTGGTACTTCGCTATCCGATTTGGGCATACCATATGAACGATTTGTGTTTGTATTAGACAATGAACCGCGAAGCGCTGACACAATCAGACGCATGCTTCATGCCGTTGAATTAGGAGCATCAATTTGCATTTGGACGATCGATTCGTCCTTGAAAGACGTTAATGATATGATCAAATCGGGTATATCTAGAAAGGAGCTCCTTGATACAATTTCGCATAACATTTACAGAGGTACAAAAGCAATCATGAAAATCAAACAATGGAAGAAAGTATGAGTAACGAAATCCCTCACATTAGGCAGCATGGCGGTTTAGTCGCTGAATATCCAGTGATCCTCGAATTCATCGAAAAGCAGATGAGCGTGTTCTGGACACACAGCGAAATTAAAATGGAAAAAGACGTTCATGACATTATTGTCAATATGACTGATGCAGAGCGTTGGGGCGTAATTGAAGTACTACTATTGTTTACACAATATGAAGTATTTGCTGGGACTGAGTACTGGAATGGGCGATTCGCTCGAATGTATCCTCGTATTGAATTCCAAGAAATGGCCGCTGTGTTTGGTATGACTGAGCTTGCAATTCACAAGCGGTTCTATCAACGCATTAACGAGTTGCTTCGAATTCACACAAACGAATTTTATACCAAATTCGCCGAGGAGCCTGCACTAAAACAGCGCATCGATTTCCTTGATGAAATGATTAATCAGCAGGATGACGATCTACTGTCTGTCGCTGTATTCTCAATGCTAGAAGGCGCGGTTCTTTATTCGGCGTTTGCTTTCCTGAAACACTTTCAATCTCAGGGCAAAAACAAAATGAAGGCGCTAGTGTCTGGCATTAACTTCAGTGTGCGAGACGAAAATCTTCATCATGAGGCTGGGGCATACACATTCCGCGTGGATGTAGAGCAGTCAAAAATGGCTCCTGAAAAATTGCAAGCTTTATACGCAAAAATCTATAAAGCAGCCGACGTTCTGCGCGATCATGAACATGTTATTGTCGATCGAATTTTTGCAAAAGGTCGTATTGAGGGCATGACTTCGCATCAACTTAAAAACTTTGTTGATAGTCGAATTGATCTCTGTCTTCAGAATTTAGGCCTTAGTGCGGTATACCAACCAGCGTCCAACCCAATCGCTGAATGGTTTTACCTTGGCATTAGCAGTTCTAAAATCCATGACTTTTTCAATAGTCAGGGTAGTGAATATAATCGAAACTGGTCAGAAGATTCATTTGACTGGAACTGGAAAGAAAATCAAGAAATCGAGGCAAAATCTGAATGAGTATTCGTGAACAACTTTCTAACGAACGTAAGCAATTACAAAAAGACGGTCGTCTACCGGAATGGTTTACGACCCAGGGTTGGTCGCTGTTTAAACAAAAATATGCAGTCCCAGGAGAAGACGCGTTCCTGGGCCGGGCTAAAACTATCGCAAAAACCGCGGCGCGGCATGCACCAAAAGACGGTCGAGATTGGGAAGGTGAATTCTTCAAACTAATTTGGAATGGTTGGTTATCTTGCTCTACTCCCGTTCTATCCAACATGGGTACCAACCGCGGCATGCCAGTTTCATGCTCTGGTCAAGTAATACCTGACTCTATCACCGGCTTTTATACGACACTTCACAACGCGGCTATGCTATCGAAGATGGGCTTTGGTACATCTGGTTACCTAGGCAAGATTCGCTCCCGTGGTACTAAAATTAGTACGGGTGGTACAGCCCAGGGCGTTTTGCCGGTTCTTCAAGACTTCGTTACGATGTCTTCTAAAGTATCGCAAGGTGGCACTCGTCGCGGTTCTTGGGCAGGTTACTTGCCAATTTCTCACGGCGACTTCCAAGAGGCTTATGATTTTATCAAAGATCAGCCTGATGAAGTTAACGTTGGGTGGAATTGGTATGCCAAAGACATCCAAGCGATGAATGATGGTGACCCCGAAACAACTCGTCGTTTCAAAGCGATGATGAAGCTGCGCGCCATTCAGGGCAAAGGTTACATTTTCAAACCTGACACAGCAAACAAACATCGCCCGCAGATGTATGTTGATCACAACTTGTTCGTTGAAGCGTCTAACCTGTGTTGCGAGATTACTCTATTCTCAGACGAACTGCATGATTTCACTTGCGTATTAGCCGCAATGAACCTAGCTAAGCATAATGAATGGAAGAACACCAATGCTATCTTTGTGGCTACTGTATTCCTAGATTGTGTGGCATCCGAATTCATTGAGCGCGCTCGCGGCATCCCAGGCCTAGAAAATGCAATTCGCTTCACCGAAAAGGGTCGTGCTCTTGGTCTAGGTGTGTGTGGGTTCCATACTTATCTGCAACAAGAACGTATTCCGTTTGAGTCTTTGGATGCTCAGTTCTTTAACCATCAATACTTCAAAGAACATGCTGCTGAAGCTCTTCGCGCGTCCAAATACATGGCGGAAACTCTCGGAGAACCTGAATGGTGTAAAGGATATGGGGTTCGTAACACTCATCGCACAGCCTTCATGCCGACCATGTCGACTGCGGCAATTATGGGTGGTGTAAGTCAGGGTATTGAGCCAATGCTTGGTAACTGCTTCGTGCAAATTACTGCGGGTGGCGAAGATGAGCGAATTAACCCGGAGTTCCTAAAGCTAATGAAAGAGCGTGGTAAGTATAGTCGCAAGCTGGTGAAAGAGATTTCCGACAATGCTAGCTCAGTACAAAATCTAGATTGGCTAACTGATCACGAGAAACTTGTATTCAAAACTGCTTTTGAAATCAATCAAGAAGTCATCATCCGTTACGCGAGCCAACGTCAACGACATAACTGTCAAGGGCAATCTCTAAACTTATTCGTTAGCGCGGACGAGTCTGAGGGATACATTGCCCATCTACATCGTCTGATTCTTGAAGATGAGTACCTCAACGGAGCTTATTATCTAAGAAGCCAATCTGGTGTTTCAGCGTCATCTGGCTGCGTTGCATGCCAATAACAAAAAAGGGAAGCTTAGCTTCCCTTTTTTTCATCTTAAATTACCTGATGGTGGCTTAAGATCATGTGATTTACCGACTTCCCCTACGGCTGAATTTAGCTGCTCAATTTTCATAGTATTTTCAATTGAAGTCTTTTCTATCGCATAAATCCTAGCATCATTATCTCTGGCATACGCTAGAGATTCATTAATAGTCCAAGCGCCAATTCCGTATAACACCCCAAAGATTAATGTTGCTATTCTTGCGCTAGTTTTCACTTGTGTGACATGCTCATTAAAAGCAGCTGTCATTGGGCCGTGATGTGTCCTATTTTCATCGGTTTGAACTTTTAATTCGGAAAGTTCTTTAAAGATCGAGACAATATCCTTTTGAATCATCGACTGATTATGGTACACATCGGTAAGACGTTCAAGAACTTCCTTTAAGTCATCTAGGGATTTTTCAATACGATATATCTTAAACCCTGTGATTTTACCCTCAGTTTTCAGTTCGTTGATGTCGCCTTCCAGTTTACTCAAAACTGCATCACGTTCGCCGTTCATTATAGCATGGTCCTTACCAAAGTTTGTTTATCCAGCGAAGACGTTTTGCGAGCCAGTTGCGGCGTGACCGCAATTCGCTAGGTCACCTGCACGACACACCGGTTTTCCATTAGCGAACACGGTGGAGCTTCCGGTTTGCATTACAGGTCCAATGTGAGGAGGTACTGGTGGCCCATGGGGCGTCACAGCGTCGCCCACTACGGCCACAGGTGTCCCATTCACGAAAACTGTTGGTGCCCCCATACCAAGTATGATTCCACCTGCAGAATCTTGCCCCACTCTACTAACGCCCGTCACGATCTTCACCATAAAAATTTTCGACTAGCTATTTACAGAACGATCGCACTGTGTTATAATCTAATCATGAACAGGAGAAAGATCATGATTAACGAAGTAGCCATTTGCTTTCGCATTGCCAATGACGCGCATTCTACCCAATTTCGTTGGGATGGTACACCATACATGAGTCACATCAACGCGGTTTATGGCAATGTCATTAAAGCCGTCATTGAAGATAAGATCATGCATCTATCGGATCGTGACTTTATCATGGCGCAATGCGCAGCGCTACTACATGATGTAGTTGAAGACTGTATGAGCGCCGAAGAATTG